CATTAAAAGGTCCTTCATTTGTTCCTACGCAGGTAACATCTTTTTCCGATTTTGAAAACATCTTCGGTGGGTATAGTAAAGACTATTACACACCATATACAGTAAGAGAATATTTACGCTCAGCTGGTTCAGTAACAGTAGTAAGAGTGGGATATTTAGGTGGATATAAAGCTAATGCAGTAAATGTAGTCGTATCTGGTTCAGGAAGTACTAAATTTGTAGTTGCTTCTTACTTACCAGCAGTCAATAATACTGGTGGTTTAGTTTCAGGTTCACTTCCAACATTAGGTGCTATTAGTGCTAGTAATTTTAATATAAATTTTGCTGGTTCAAATGCAACTTCTAGTCTAACTGCTCTATCACTAATGGAATCAGCTGCAGAATCAGCTACATACTTAGGAAAGAAAATAGATCAAGATGCTAATTTACAAAATATTGATGGCGCATCAGCACCTGTTTACAATTATAAGTATTTTAGAAATGCTATATCTCAATCTCAAGTAAATAGCACTGTAGGTAATACAAGTGCATCAACAGTAATTATTGAAAACCTAAGTTCACAAGAAATGAATTTTGAGGGTGCTTCAATAAGCGTAAACGCTAGTACTAACGTAACTACATTCAATGGTAGTACAGGTGCTATGGCTGGTAGAACACCAATGGTAACAGACCAAAATGGAAGTGAATTATTCAGAGTCTATATGAGGTCAGATGGTACTGCTACTAATAATTACTATGTGGTAATAAAAGATGTAAAACCTCAAAATGCTAATAATGCTGCTGAAGGGTATGCTGAATTTAGTTTACAACTTCATGATGTATCAGGTAATCCTGTTGGAAATGAATATAACAAACTAAACTTCGATCCATCATCACCAACATATTTTGCTAAAGCAATTGGAGACCAATTTCAAGATGTTGACAATGATGGTAAGATAACAGTATATGGTGATTATCCTAATATGCATCCTCTAATTAGAGTAGGTGACTATTTGCCAGATAATATAAAGGCAAGTAAGGCTTCTCAACCATTTGGATTCAAAAAAGTATTTGAGCCGATTATATCTTCTCATAATATACCTACAGCTTCTATATCTAAAGCTCAGGTAAAGAATACAGACAAATTGGCTTATAATGGTGCAGTACCTTATGGTGTTGCTATAAATCCAAACTACTTTGATGCTAATATGGTAAATGACTCTTTACAATATATGGCTCCAATACCAGTATCTGCTGATGGTGGACAGAACGCTAATTTCTTATTATCCGATATGAAAGGATTTGGAACAGGCGCTGACTTAACAACACTTAGAACAAATTATGGTACTGAATTTGCTGGTGGCACTCAAAATCTAACAATAACATCTTCACAGGTACAACAGAAGTTTGCTGTACCAATGCAGTATGGATTTGATGGTATTGCTCCAAACGGATTGAAGAAGACAGGTAATGACATAGCTACTAATAACACTATGGGATTTGATTGTTCTTCAGCAAGTGCTAGTGGTTCTATTGCATGGAGAAGAGGTATAAATGCTGTAAGTAATCCTGATGAGATTGATATCAATATGTTAGTAACACCTGGTGTTATACATAAATTACATCCATCAGTTACCAATCATGCAATTGATAAGGTAGAAGCTAGAGCTGATGCTTTCTATGTAATGGATGCTTCTGCTTGGAGTGATTCAGTAGCAACTGCTATTAGTAGTGTGAAAACATTAGATACGAATTATGTTGGTACTTACTATCCTTGGGTAAAGATAGATGATCCTGATACAGGTGCTGGTGTGTGGGTTCCACCATCAGTAGTAATACCTGGCGTGATTGCTTTCACAGATAGTGTGGCACATGAATGGTTTGCTCCTGCTGGATTGAATCGTGGTGGATTAGCTAGTGTGAGAATGGCTAAACAAAAACTAACTCATACAGATAGAGATAGACTATATGAAGCTCGTGTGAATCCTATTGCTACATTTCCTGGTCAAGGAGTAGTGGTATTTGGACAAAAGACATTACAAGCTAAACCATCTGCTTTGGACAGAATCAATGTACGAAGACTGCTTATCAGATTGAAGAAGTTTATTGCTTCATCAAGTAGATTCTTAGTATTCGAACAAAATGATAGTGCTACAAGAACAAGGTTCCTAAATATTGTGAATCCGTTCTTAGAGTCAGTTCAAGCTAATAGTGGTCTAACAGCATTCAGAGTAGTAATGGATGAATCTAACAATACACCTGATGTCATTGACAGAAATCAGTTGATTGGACAGATATTCATACAACCTACCAGAACTGCTGAGTTCATTGTATTGGACTTCTCAGTATTACCAACTGGGGCGGCATTTCCTGAATAATAGTACGGAGGTGTAAAAAATCAAAGGGGAGTGTAATGCTCCCCTTTTTTTTATTCAAAAAACTAAGAAAAAACTATGAAAGAATTCAATAATAACTTGTATCGATTTTTCATTTTATTGATATTTATATATGAAGAATTAAACTTATAGGAGAACTGAAATGCCAGATTTAATAGATCCTTCAGAGATTATGTTCACTCCGTTTGAACCTAAACTGAAGAATAGGTTCATTATGTACATAGAAGGAGTACCTGCATATATTATAAAGAGTGGTAATAGACCAACTCTACAATTTGAATCCATAACCTTAGATCACATCAATACTAAAAGGTATGTGAAAGGTAAGGGCGCGTGGCAACCATTGGATATCGTACTATACGACCCAATCGTTCCAAGTGGTGCTCAATCTGTTATGGAGTGGGTAAGACTGTCGCATGAATCTGTTACTGGAAGAGATGGATATTCAGACTTCTATAAGAAAGATGTTACTTTCAATATGCTAGGTCCTGTAGGTGATAAAGTGGAAGAGTGGACACTAAAAGGTGCTTTTATACAACAAGCAAACTTTGGTACTATCGATTGGTCTGTAAACGAACCAGCTGATATTACATTGACACTACAATACGATTACGCTATCTTACAATTCTAAGGAGTAAATATGAGTTTTTTCAAAGAAATGCTTTCGAGTGATGCGAAAATTTCAAGTAAAAGATTTGTCGGTTTTATGGCATTTTTTATGTTGATTTGTAGTTGGGGTGCTGACACCTTTTCCGCATTCGAAGTAAAGGACAAAATTTTAGAATGTTTTATGTACATTTCAGTAGTTGGACTTGGTGTCACAGCAGCTGAAAAGTTCGGTAAAAAATAGTTATAGTTTAACTAAATCATAGGAGTCAAATATGGCTGAAGTCAAGTTCCCTACAGAGGTAGTGGATTTGCCGTCAAAAGGGTTGTTATATCCTGAAGACCACCCGCTAGCAAGTGGTAAGGTAGAAATAAGATACATGACGGCTAAAGATGAGGACATTCTAACATCACCCAATCTAATAAAACAAGGGGTGGTTTTAGAAAAACTTATAGAAAACCTATTAGTTGATAAAAGTATAAATCTCGGAGATATGCTAACAGGAGATAAAAACGCATTACTTTTAGCAATTAGAATATTAGGTTATGGTAAAGATTATCCAGTAGAAATAAATGGTCACAAAGTTGAAGTAGATTTAACTAAAATAAAAGATAAAGTTTTAGATAAAAAATCTATTAGTACTCGTGATAATAGATTTGATTTTGAATTACCAGCAACAAAGCGAAAGGTTCAATTCAAACTACTAACATCAGCTGATGAAAGTAGAATATCACAAGAAACAGAAGCTATTTCTAAGGTTACTGGTGGTATACAAATGAACCTAACTACAAGATACAAAACTCAAATAATATCAGTAGATGGTAATGAAGATAAGGCTTTCATAAATTCATTTGTTGATAACGAATTACTTTCTAGAGATTCAATAGCTCTTAGAACTTATATTGATACTATAGCTCCCGATGTCGACATGACATGGCATTATACAGATGATGAGGGAGAAAGGAGGGAATTTTTGGTGCCAGTCACTGTTCAGTTTTTTTGGCCTACCCTCAACATATAGAAAAGACTTACACGAACAAATATTCCAAATAAGTTTTAATTCTAAAGGTATGTTTTCATTTTCAGAAGTTTATACCATGCCAATATACCTGCGTAAATTTTATTATAATAGAATTGCTAAGCATTATGAGGATGAACGAAAAGAATATGAAAAAGCTAAGAGTGGAATGAGATAAAAAAGTTACTTTTTTGATATTTATTACTGTAAAATTCCAACGAAAATTTCGGAGATATCGATGAAGAAAATCACTATGGAAGGGTTTTTCAGCAACTTATATGACAAATGGAAAAACAAAAAGTTAAAGGGGGTTGCTAAAACTCTTTTAGACAAAAATCCAGAGTTGCGGAAAAGTTTTCAAAATATAAATAAAGCTACAGACAAAGCTATGGAAGATTTATATAAAATGTATCCAGAGTTAAGAGATTAGTAGGAGATAGCAAGTGGCTAAGGGAAATCCACAAATGCCTTATCAGGTTCCTGACCTAAAAGATGTAAAGGAATATGACGCCTTATTAAAAGAGATAGAAAAGCGTACAAAAAGGATAACTGATTGGAAGGATACAGCAAAGTCTAAGCAAAGTCAATTAAATAAACAAGAAGAAAAAAGATTAGCAATCACTAAGAAGATATATGATATAGAGGGTAAAAGAGAAAGTTTGTTGGAAAAGTCAAAGAGTCTCCAAGGAACTATACTGAATCAATTATCTAAACAGACTACCAAAGGAAAAGACCTTGCTACACAATTAGAAGATGCGGCTAAATCAGGAAATGTTGCTTTCGTAGAAGCTGGAAATAATTTTGCCGACTTACTACAAAAAGTAAATGCGGGTGATACTGGTCCTGCTGAAATAGCTCAAGCATTAGCAACCACAGACTTTGGAAAGTTTGAAGGTTCTGTAAAAGAGATATTCAAAACAATGAAGAAAACTCCATCTCTTCAGAGTATACTAAAAGTAAAATCCGAAACATTTGCGGCTATAAATGGTCTCTTTGGTGGAATGCTTGGAACAATAAGAAGTATTATAGCAGCTGCAGGTCCTATTGGATTATTGATAGCCGCTATTGGTCTTGTTGTAAAGTATCTTGTAGAAACAGTAAAAAGAGGAATTGAACTAAGAAGAGAATTAGGTACATCAGCAGTTGCCACTGCTAAAATACAAATAAATATGGAGAAAGCCGCATTCGCTGCTGCTGCGTATGGTGGAACCATGCAACAGGGTAGGGATGCTGTAAAAGCATTAGTAGTTGAGACTGGTCTGATTTCAGATATAACTGGCGAGTCTGCTATTGCTATGGGTAAGTTTGTTGCTAATACTGGAGTGGGTGGTGGTGAAGCCGCTAAATTAGCAAAAGCTCTAAGATTAGTAAATGGTCAAAGTCTTGCTACTAATTTGAATCTATTATCTTCTGTAGATAATCTTGCTGAAGCAAATGGTATAGTAAGTAGTAAAGTATTTCAAGATCTTGCTAGTAACACGGAATTGTTTGCTAGGGCTGGTGCTGCGGGTGCTCAGTCATTATCA